CTCATTTTATCTTTTAACATCGATTTCAACCCTAGGATAACAGATGTTGAAAGGTCTTGGGTTAGACCTATACGGTCCGAAAATTCATTCAACTTTTTAATTTTAGTAGATTTATCAAGTTTGTTCCAAGGAAGAGACGCAATACGGTCAGTATCACGTTGGATAATTTCCTCCAAGGTTTCCGTATCGTGTGTCATTTGATTCAAAAATATATGTTTGTATTTGAGCGATTTAAGTTCTTGCGACATATACTATATATACAAGAACCATTTAAACCCTTTAACACTTAAAATGGGGCATCAAATAATACGGGTAAGCACCTGTCTAGACAAGTTGTGTTCCGTCTCATGGTCGAATGATGTGGTCAATCCATTGCATGTTTTCCCAATTTGTTAGCGTAATCTCTTCTCCATTCATGTAGTGCAAAAGACTTGCCTCTCCATTCAACATCATACAACCGGTATTTTTGTCATAAAATCCAATACTCTGCCGACATTGGGCTGTGGTGCAGAATACAGATAATGTACGCTTATCACCCAGCTTGCATACTAATTCTGCGGGTAGCACAAGAGGAATGCAATAGGTAGAACTATTTGTGAATTGTCGTGTTAAGCATGGAGTTGGTGTATCAGACATGTTTAATCTGTTTTTACATGAAGTCAGGTTGTTCCTTTTATTCAATTTTTTAAGTATTAGGTAATAATTTTTGTATAATAAAACCACAGTCCAAGTCCAACGAAGCATTTTGATATGACATCCAATCCGTTTAGCCAGATGTTTTTACTCTCTTCGTCAAAGAAATACACGATGCCATACATGGTCCACGTTACCAGATAGAGTGAGTAAAATACATAATTGGGTAGATTGAACTTGGGTTTAATGTAATTATAAAAGATAATGGCGTACATCGTGAAAAAGGCAATAAAACTGATTATAGCTGAAAACACCTTGTCTTTGCTTTCACCAATATACCCATAATATAACATGATGTAATTGAGAATGAGCACTGGAATAATGCTGGATAAACGTACAGACATATTGATATTATAGGACAGTGCCGCGCATAAAACAATCAACATTATTGGTGTTGTAATTGACCAGTCCAAATATCTGAGTTCTGTCAGTTCTTTCCAGACAATAGGCTTATTTGATTTTTCATATCCCTTGAGTTTTTCAATAAATAAATAATAAAAATATCCAGCTACGATTGAGATACTAGTCTCTAAGTTAAATATGTGACGAAGCATTGGACTATTTGTTCGGATTGCTTCAATAAAACAAATCGCAGTGGTTGTTAATAAAATAATATACGATATCATAAAAGATGATTTGATGGATATATTCATATATCTTAAAGGATATATTTAAAAATAAGTAAGCTAAAAACATGGTAAGTTTTCCAGTTTTTGAACAGGTGCGTATATTTTGGCATAACCTTGAATGATACGAATGAGTTCTAAAGGAATATCTAAGCGACCGGTCAAAATTACAATCAAACGATTGTAGTTTTGAACACGAATGATGCTTTTAATGTTATCATAACATTTTTGTAGATATGCAGTATAAAATCTGTCTTCATACCGAACTCTAGTGGTTAAATATAATTGCTCAACTTTGCTTTCTAATTGGAGAATACTTCTATCAGGAAAACGTCTCTTAGGAAAACGTCTCTTAGGAATACACTCCATAATAATTATATTTTAACCCATAGATTTATTTCAATTTAATTATAACTTTGAAAGGCTGATATATGAATTACATCCTTCACTTTAGTGGTTTCATATAATTTAAACTCAGGACGTGTTAATTGTGCTTCTGGCGTATGTTTTGTCACGGTTCGTGAAATCATGGTATACAATTTAAAATTAGGATAGCGTTCTCTTCCTGCAGAGTCGTATAAAACACTGTCTCCTTCATCATCTTTGCACCATTCTATAATTAGGGGTTTAATCGGATTTTCATCCTCCATCAAATCGTACATAGAACATGCCAAACGACATAAATCGAAACTATAATGGGGTTCTACAATGGGAAGGGATTCGTCTAAGAAAGGCACCATGTTGTATTGAGTGGCTGCATCTCCATTGACATTGAAACTGTCCGAAACAAACCGCTGTCCATTGACGCGATATATGGCGCGTCCAAAATCAATTAATTTGTAGATTCTACCAAAGGTTGGGACTTTGTATTTGATGTCTTTATATTGATAATATAAAAATGCCTTTGTTGTAGAAATGTACATCACGTTGTTGGTGTGTAAATCATTGTGTGTAAAATCAAATATGTGCTCATAGACTAATAGTATCATGATGATTTGCATGAGTGCCGATTGTAATTCTACTGCAGGCATATCTTCCATCAATTCGTCTAAGGTAGACTCGCACGCTTCTAAGGCAATCAGTTGAATAGGAAACCGTTGAATCGACACTTCTAACTCCTCGTAGTCACTGTCGGAATCTTTGGAACTAGATAGGGTATCTGTAGGTAGTTCATCCTCTAAACATACAATATTATCTAAAACAATATCATTCTCCATGAGAAGAGGTTGTTTGTATTTTCTGGAGTCACTTAAGTTGGGCATATCCTCACAAGTAAAGAGTACATTCCTATTTTTATGAAAAAAACTATTTTCATGTAAATATTCAAGGTCATCCTCTACATTGTAAACAAAGTTTTCTTTGATTCCTAAATAACTACCATAAAAATCTAATCCATGTATAAATCCTTGATGCAGCAATCGACTAGTTAAATAAGAGAAAAAACTATCTACATAGGATGAATTATTAGATTCAGCTAGTTTAGCGAGAGAATGACCGTCTGAAGTAGGTAAAGTATAGTCATATTTTTCATATTCTCCTGATAAATATTTCAAAGGGTCAAGTAGGGGGGATAATTTAAAAAATACATCTACTTTCTTTTTATTCTTCCCTTGTAGAGTCCCTTCATAGATTGGATGCTCTCCTAAAGAAATAGAAGATAAGGTATACGCAGAATTAAGTTGACTATTCTTCCAAGAATCGGATGAAAAAAATCTTGTATAGAGTGGATTGTAACATTGCAATTGTTGTATTTGAACACATTCTTCAAGTTCCTTAAAGAGTGTTTCATTCAATGTAGACTGGATAGAAATATCAAGCATACTCATAAAGAACCCATAGAAATTCAAATCTTGAAACTAAACCCATTGAAGTATTTTATATGAGGTATTGTATGGAAGGACATTATTATTTATATGAAATCAAAACACACCAAATTCAACCACTTTATCAAAAAACATTAAACCATTATAAGGGCACTATTGCATTTGAAGGTTCTACTTGGGCGTCTACTGCAATTGGAATTGCTGCTATGATTTTAGGAGCTACACCTGTTGGACTACCTTTACTAATTGCAAGTGGAATTGCTTCTATACCCGCTCTTCTTATTTTTGGATATGAATATGCACAACTCAATCATCTTAAAGATGCCCCTGAACATCAGTTGCTTATTGTATTAGAAAAGACAAAAACAGGCATGACTGCTAAATATTTTTGCGACTTAGATAGCTCTGACATCGTATTACACCGTGTACATAAAGGTATTCATATTGAACCTGTAGAAGTAGATGACAAAAAATATCTTCGGTTTTCTCAAAAAACATATACTGCAGGTCCCGCTATTGCCGATGTACTCCTTCAACGTGAACCAGTTGATTTAGGAGACACCTTTGAAGACAAATTACAACCAGGATTCAAAGGATTATTTCGTATTAAAACTAAAAAGTTTAGTGTTGCTGATAAAATTAACAGTGTGAATAAGGACGGAGATATTCAAATTAAAGTTAGTGCGTATACTAAAAAAGGTGGGAAAAGAAATAAAACTAGACGGCGTAGATAATACAGACAAATACATTATTTTTAATGTTGTTTACTGTATGACATTAGAATTGAAAAAATTTGATATGCGACACATCACGTTTAAACCTCATGAAAATAAGGGTCCTGTGATTGTATTAATTGGTAGGCGTGATACTGGTAAAAGTTTTTTAGTTAGGGATTTATTGTTTTATCAGCAAGACATTCCTATTGGAACGGTTATATCTGGAACAGAAGATGGTAATGGATTTTATAAAACGCATGTACCTAAATTATTTATTCACAGTGAATACAATAGTGCTATCATTGAGAATATTTTAAAAAGACAAAAAACATGTTTAAAACAGATGTTAAAAGAAGTAGAAACATATAAAAAGTCCAGCATTGACCCACGTACCTTTGTCATTTTAGATGATTGCTTGTATGATGCAGGATGGACCAAAGATAAGTTGATGCGATTGCTATTCATGAATGGGCGTCATTGGAAAATCATGTTGGTGATTACCATGCAATATCCATTAGGTATTCCTCCCAATTTAAGAACAAACATTGATTATGTATTTATTCTTCGTGAACCTT